TGGGTGTAGCAATATACCAAACAAGTTATGTAAAAATTCGCGATGTTAAGTATGAGGAGTATTGTCCTTCTGTTCTACACCGTAAAGTAGAGAAGATGTCTTTGAATCCTAAATTATCATGGTGGAGGCGCCAGATGGTTAGGATGGGTGATGAGAATGCCATAATAAGTGATGATGAGTTGTTGGTGAGCGAATCTGTTGGGAGAGCTTGCCTTTCAGCCCCACACTTGTGTGCTTCGGAGAAGCGTGATGATGAACGTTATAATGGTGTTGTGCAATACATCAATAGAATATGGCCGTCTTATTCTATGCCTGAGTTGCCCGTGGGTGGCCGTAGTGTTTGCACAGACACATACGCTTTCTCTCAAGATTTGGTGTTTTCGTGTAGGAACAAGTATTCTATGCTTTTTCAGCCAGCCTTCCGAAGTTTATCGGACTTGTCGGGTACAGGTCTCATGAAGTTAGGGATTTTCTCCCAAAACTCGGAAGGTGTGACAAAACTACCCGATTCCATAAGTCCCGTCGAGAGAGATCTTCTCGGGATCGACCCCTCCTACAAGTGTCCATTGGATTACATTGTGAAGGCTATGCTATGCCTAGGCCCGATGTTTGTGATCCTTATAGTATGGCGGAGGGCGCCGTCAAGCGATTTTGCAACTTTCGCATGGAGTTGCCTCAGGACGTGTACTACGCCCTTGAAGTATTCGCTGACCGCTGGGCTCAACGGAATTTACAACCTTTGTCACCAGATGTTGATCTTTCCTTTACAAGCTGGATCAACAGGTCTCCATATCCTGAGTGGAGGCGTGAAGAGCTTAGGAGATGCTGGGAGGAGTGCAATGAATCCATTAATGAAGATCACTTTGGGATCAAGTCCTTCATTAAGCGAGAGTGCTATGGTACCTATAAATATCCAAGATGGATTAACTCTCGAACCGATGAGTTCAAGTGTTATGTCGGTCCTCTTTTCCAGCATATTGGTGAATCGGTCTTTGCATTACCAATGTTTGTTAAAAAGATCCCAGCTTCTAGAAGATTCAGATACATTGTCGAGCGACTTGCCGGAGTGTCAAGATCTTTCTTTGGAGTTGATTTCACCTCCCTCGAAGCCACATATACCAAGAACATTAACTACGCTATCCCTTTTCCAGTTTATAGGCGGTTGTGCAGCCATCAGCCAGCGGCGATGGCAATCTTGGTTGACTTCATTAATGTTGTCTCAAATGTGTCGAAATGTGAAAACCGATATTTATCTGTCTCGATTGAAGCAAAACTTGCCTCAGGTGAGATGGATACCTCCACACGTAATTCTCTCACGAACGCTATCGTTCTTGAGTTCATCTGCGACGTATTTGGGATTACGGTGGATTCGGTTATGGAGGGAGACGACAGCTTAAATACTGTCAGAGATGGGGAGGACGTCAAACCCTGCCATTATTCGGCGTTAGGTTTTAATGTCAAGATGGAGAGTTCTCCTCATCTCAGTGAATTGGGGTTTTGTGGGATAGTGTGTGATGAGGTGGAAGCCGCCGTCATTACTGACCCAACGAAAGTCCTTTTAAATGTGGGTTTGGCGGATGCGCGTTATTTAACCGCGTCTACTCAAATTAAAAGAGAGCTCTTAAGAGCCAAAGGGTTCTCTTTAGTTCATCAGTATCCTGGCTCTCCCATCCTCCAATCACTCGGCTTGTGTTTAATTCGCAATACCGAGGGCACCGACATGGAAAAGTACCTCGAACGTCG